TTGAATTTCAATCATAAGAGTGGCGAGCTCTTGTTCGTCTTCTACTGTCTCAATAGAAATTTCAGACACGGGCAGTATGGATGTATCACTCAATTTGTTATCATTTAACCACTTTTCGATTGTCGCTATTTTCGATTCAATACTATTGAGATTTAACGTACTCTTTCGAGCCTCTTCTTTGAATAAATCAAAAAGGCGAACATAGTGCTCTAAGTGTAAAAGATCAATGAGAAACTTCTTGCGGTTCGTATCTGTCGCAGTAAGAAACTGTAGACTGCTATTTGTGTTCTGGTATACCAACTGAGAGAAGGTTTTAAAGTCGATGCCAATAATATCTTGGAGTGTCTTGTATGTATTGGTCGCTGTATGAGAACTAATATCTTCTCCATTTTCCAGCAACTTAAGCTTAATACTAGACTTCCTATCAATAATGACATCATAGCGCTTCTCATCCTTTGTAAACTCAAGATGGATATTATATCCTGCGTTTACATAACGGTTCGGTATATCTGCTTTCTTTATACCCTTTGAGTTTTTGTTGTACAGTGCTTCTTCAATGATTAACGGTATAGACGACTTGCCCATACCGTTAGTACCAAGAACTTGAGTTACAGTATTGTTGCTCAGATCTAGTTCATTGTCAGCTCCGTAGCTAAAACAATTACTCCATTTCAACTTTTGTAGCGTAATCATTAAATATACCTACTATCTGTGGTATTCTATCCTCTGGTATTTCCAGAATATAGGATAGATACTCTACTAATTCATCTTGTATAGTCATCTCTTTGTCTATGACAAGAGTAGCTTCGCTACTTCGTTTGACTACTTTCTTGTCAAGAAGCTCAGTGTTCTTGACATTTGCAAGCTCTTGTATATCTCCTTCTATCTCATAAATTGTATGATGGAAGTCTGTAGGTATCATCTCACTTGGATCTGTTACCGTCTTGCGAATAAGTTGAGGTAAGTCAAACTTATCCCACATCCAAGACCAATCATTTGGGTTTATGAGGAGGTAGCCGGTTTGTACTTCATTTCTATGAAACGAAGTTGTCATAGGGCTGCCTGGGTATACAATGTTGCGTTGAGTATTGCTATGTGCGTGAAGATCGCCTGCAAAAACTATTGGAAAGTCCTCGAATCTGTCTAAGTCCACCTCTGGCTTGACGTGTGGAGGAATCTCTCCGCGAACATGAGTGAACAAAGGTTTCTTTGGATCAAACAGTTCAATTGAGTTTTTACGGTGAAGGTCTGCATATGGCAGCACTCCAAACCCAAAGTCATTGTCGTAGTATGACATATCAACTACTTTAACTAATGGATTTATGTCTTTTGTTACTTTTTTCAGTTGTGTAAAGAAGGTTTTGTTTTTCTTCGTAGCTTCGTGATTACCGTCATAGATAAGAGTCGGAATCTTTACATTTGATATAAAGTCAAAGTAAAGTTCCAACTCTTCCATGTTCGGCAGACGGTCAAATAAATCACCCCCAATAATGTGCATATTGCACTGCATCTCAAGCTCATGTATTTGCTTGAAGAACATATGATAGCGATTTATGGCCCACTCACGAGGTACATTCTTTTGTCCTAGCTTGATGTGCCAGTCTGCCGTAAATAAAATCATCCGATGTTGAACTCATCTTCCAAGGATTCATCAATGTCACCCGCTGCATCTTCACGAATTTCATCGAGAAGAGTCTTCTGGGCGTCTGGTGTAGGACGAGGCATAACGTCATCCATAGACTTTAAATCTGCAATAGCGGCCATTTCGCTTTCGCTAAGAGCACGCTGCTTGCACTTGAGTACTTGTAACTGGTACTCCACATTGTAGGGGAGAGGGCCAGTCTTTACTCGCTTGAACTTAACATCCCAGCCAGTCTCAGGATCAGTAGGATCTCCAAGGTCTTCTGCTGCAGTCAAGATAGCTTCGAATAGCTTCTTCTTGAGATTGATGATTTTGACTTCGCCATTGTCAATGCACTGCATTGCGTAGCTCCAGCCACACTTGAGATCGGGGTAGTACTCACGAACCCAATCTTTCTCAAGATTGTTGAATCGCTCTTCATTACGGTCAAAAGATAGACACTCAAAAGGAATGTTCTTACCGTTCTTGCCTTCGAGCCAGTAAACGTAACGTGCTAGTACGTCTCCAACTAAGCGAACTTCGTTGTCTCCGTCTCGGTATGCGTATGAAGTGATTGATGATTTTTTAGCGCCGCCAGCGGCTTTGTTAAATGATAGTGCCATTAGTGTATATTCTCCTGTTTGACTTCTTCGTATAGAAAATGAACTTTACCATCTTCTATGCGTAGTAGACTGTTATCTTCAAAAAATTCTGTTTCTACTTCGCATTGAAGCAGATCCAGTGTGGTGTCCCCAGTGATTGCATAGTCCGCGTACGGACGCATGGAAGCTATTGCGAGATACTGGGCGATCTCACGATAACTGTACTTGTAAGCATTGTGTAGCAATACATCTGGATGAACAATAAAGGATTCGCCATTAAAATGCTTTCCAGTATGTTTATAAATAATATCATATTTGTTCTTCGGTATCGCTCCAGTTACAAGCATTTTAAAGATGACAAAAAGCGTAAGAGGATTACCTTCCGACGCTTCAAACATCTTTTTCCAATCGTAGAATAACATATTATACTCTCATTTGAGGCATTTGTCAAGAAGTATTTTTCTATGTTCAAAGCTGTTTGATTTGATAACCCTGCTTCATATAGTAGCCCATTCTGTTGGACGCCTGTCTTTGCGCAGTTTTACCTCTGAGATGAATATCAATAATTACCGGATCTCTTTTATCTTCGTGCTTTCTAACAACTCGTCCGATAAGCTGGGTGAGTAGTGGTTCATTATTAATAGGTGTGGCAAGAATAAGGCAAGATAGAGTATTAACTGAAATACCTTCACTAAAAATTGCTTGAGTCCCGTATAGAATATTCTTACTGCCATGTAATATTTCATTTATTAACTCTTCTCTTTGCTCATGTGGTACCTCGCCCGTAACACATATAGAATTTTCGCCAGTCAGTTCGGCGCAGCTCTTCAAGAAATGAACTCGATCTGACACCACAAGTACCTTATGGCCTCGTGCCGCGTATGCTGATGCTAACATTGCTACCGAGTGGCGGTATTCATCGTTATTTGCGATAGCATTGACACGTTTAGCCCAAGGAATGCTGGCCCCGTCGGGAAAGCGAACTTCGCTTCTGTATATGTGAATACTTGGCGTGAGGAAGTTTTCCTTCGGTGGTTTGAAAATATTCGGGCTGAAGTAGTCACGGAAGACGACGTGTTTTCCATCTTTGCGTTCGATAGTACCAGAAAGCCCGATTTTATAGCGAGCGTGGCTAGTATCAATAATTTTAGCGAAAGTGGGAGACGAGACATGGTGCATCTCATCTAAAATAATCGTGCCAAACTCTTTACGAATTTTTTCAATATTTCTATAAAGAGTTTGGGTATTACCAATACAAATAGGAGCATCGGTGTCAAAACTGCCGCTACCAATAATACCTGGTCTAATTCCATAAACTTTTTCCACTTCCTTTGCCCATTGATTACGCAAAGGAACCGTGTGGGTTACCACTAATGTTTTTTGTCCTAGTTTTCCCGCAATAGCGAGACCTGTAAATGTCTTACCCCAACTTACCCACGCATTGATAATACAGTTATCATCGAGAGAGTCGTAGACGTCTTGCTGACTTTGCCGCAATTCGAACTTAAATTCAGGGAAATTCGCAGGAATATTTAAACGCTTATCAACAACTTCGTAATCGCTTGGTATCAAGTCCGTTCGTCCGATTGGTATAGATACCAGATTTTCGCGCACCCGCTGCAGATTCTTAATGATCTGCGGAGGGTCATTAGGGTTTTGCGAAGGAATCTTATATGTAAGCTCGTCCGAGAGTACCTTTCGATACTCCGGACTACACTCCATAAAAATACGATTAGATAAGACAGCTTTCATTATAGCCCTAGTTGATCTTTTGCTATGATATACTTTTTAACAAAACTACTACGAACAATGTCGTGAATTTCAAAGTCCACTACATCGAACATTTCGGTTGCTTTTAGTACGCGAATGAAGTCCCGTAGCCCATTTTTGTGTAAGTCTGCCTGACGAAAGTCTCCACAAAAAATAACCCTACAGCCTTCCCCAACACGAGTAATAATTGAGTCTAACTCATGAAATGACATATTCTGACACTCATCTACAATAATTGTAGCGTTTCTTAGAGTTACGCCACGAATAAATGAAGTTGTCATAAAATGTACTAATGCTTTTGTCTTTAGTATTTGATACGCATCTCCGCGCTGAAAGAGTTCTATACAAATATCTTTGTAAGGCTCTTCATACACTGAGGCTTTTTCTTTCTCGGTTCCTGGTAGGAATCCTATGTCCCGAGTAGGAACAGCACTACGAATAAGTACGAGCTTTTCGTATTCACCTTTAATCATATCATCAAAGGCAAAGTAGCACGCAATAAAAGTTTTACCTGTTCCTGCTACTCCATGCAAAACCATATTCTTGTCGCTTTCAAAAGCTCGAAGCTGGTTCTGTGTGAGTGGTTCAATCTCCTGCAACTCTAAGTTTGCACCCTGTAAAGTTTTAGATCGTTTACCCATAATTTATACTTTTCTTCGAGTGTCTTCACGACGGTCTTCAGAATACTCGTATAAAACCCAAGGAAGGGTTCCGTAGTGTAAAACCCCAGCATACCGCATTTCACTTGCTGGTGGCCGTGGAATGACAAAAGAACTCTTTACCCCGTCTAGTTTCAGAAGAGATGCAGTTTCCTTTTGTACTATAGACTTGATTCTGTAATATTTTAACTTACAAAACTCCGTCTTTTCATAGATAAACGGTATACCGTTTGTATCTATAAAATGCTTTTCTTTTGACTTTATCATTCCTCTAAAGTTATCTATTTGATGCTTTAGAGGGTAGAGATTTTTATGTGGTGTTTGTAAGCGGCGCATACCTAAAGTATCGCCGCTCATATTTTTATCGTCAACTATTTTGTCATCGAGAAAGAGTAATCCGTCTCTACGATCCCAGTTCCCTGTAGGTAGAATGTATACAGGAAACCGCACTTTGTTGATATTTTTATACTGAATCACCATACAATTTTGAAAATTTACCGTTGGAGTAGTCTTCGTGGATGATTTCAAAGTCACATCCGATGGGAGCGCCTGGAATAGAAAGTCCTCTATCCAACTGTACAAAGTGCAATAACTTTTCTTTATAATGTTCAATTTCGTCCTCTGGAACTTCGGCAAGAATGGAGTCGTGCACGAGTGCAAATATACGCGCCTTCATTCCTTTTGCTTTGATATATTCTCCCATGTCTATCGCGCCAAGGAGATTAACATCACTAGCAGCAGACTGAACCAAAAAATTAAGACCAGAGCGAACGCTATGCGAGCGGATAGCGGCGTCGGTGGATTCAACGTTGGGGAGCCTTCGCTTCCGACCAAAGAAAGAATAAACGAACCCATTTTGCTCAATAAATTTTTGATTGTCATCAATCCACGCCTTTAGTTTATGGAAGGCTTTGAAGTAGTCACTAATAACTTCTTGGGCTTCCGATTTAGAAAAATACTTACCACTATCTTTTGTTACTTGCTCACTGATCTTTGCTGGGCCTGCGCCGTACATAATACCAAAGGTTACGGCTTTTGCAGCCTGGCGCTTATCAGGATATAGCTCTGCTACTTCCTCTACTTCGCAAGGCAGTCGAAATACTTTGTGAGCAATCGTACTGTGAAAGTTACCTCCACTACGGAACACATCTATAAGTGCCGTATCTTTTGCAAGGACTGCGGCAACATATACCTCTGCTGTCGTTAAGTCCATAGCAACAATCTTATGTCCTGGCGCTGCTTTGATACAACCTTTTACAGTGGGATTGTCTCGAGGCAACTGCTGCATATTTAACTTGCCGCTGCTAGATAGACGACCAGAAGTAGTACCATGTAAGTTAAAACCCGTACGTAGCCTACTGTCTCTATCGAGCTGTGGTATGATTTTATCAAGATAAGTATTTTTAATTTTGGATTTTTGTCGTATATCCAAGATCCGTTTAGGTACATCGCTCTGAAGCGAGAGTTCTTTAAGCACTTCCGCATCAGTAGAGTCTGCGCCCGTGCCAGTCTTTTTTCCAGTCGGATTGAGGCCCAGATAGTCAAACAAAAGACTCCTAAGTTGCATAGTAGAATTAGGATTAAAGGGCTTACCATTTATTTCCTCAAACCTCCGTATTTTGTCGTTCTCATACAAGGCGGAGATTGCAGCATCAATATCGTCTTGCATTGCATTTTGACCTACATATAATCTTTTACGGTCAAAAGGAACACCGTTGTCTTGAGTGTCGATAAGGAATCGAGTGCCTGGAATAAGAATGTTATCGTATACCCATAACAGCTTTGGGTTCTGTTTAATTTTTACAAACTTTTCATAAATAAGAAATGTACACAAAGCGTCCATGCCTGCGTAAGTTTTCATTACATCAAAAGGAATATCTCCCCAGTTGAATTGATCTTTGAGAATACCGTTTTCTTTTCGGTATCGGTCAATCCAATCATACATAGGCTTCTCGTAGTCACCATAGGGAGTGAACTTCATTGTTAGCTGCTTAAGGCCATGAGTTCCGGGGTTCTCATCAATCAAGTAGTGAAGAAGCATTGTGTCTTCAAACTGTGGAAACTTAAAGTGAAAGTGATACTCGAAGAACGCCATATCAAACTTTGCATTGTGAAAGACTACGGCTTTCTTGTCAAAAAGCTCTTGCAGTAGTCGCTCAGTCTCATCATCAAAACAATCGGTGTCAATATAAGCACCGAACTTATTATTATAAGCAAGGCTAATGCCAAGCATA